CGTGTTCGTGCCTATGCTAATTAAAGCTATCCAAGAACAACAAGCAATCATCGAAGCACTCACCGCCCGTATCGAAGCCTTAGAAGGAGCATAACAAATGGACCACCTATTAGATTTCTACATTTTTGCCACCTCGCTGGTCACTGCGGCTAGTGTTATTGCGAACTACACTGACACTCCCAAAGATGACGCATGGGTTGCTAAGGCTTACAAGCTCATGGAAACATTTGCTTTCCTCAACAACAAGGCGAAACAATAATGAACTGGACTATTGCACAACTCGAACGAACTGTTGCTGACGGCGGCGTGACCACTGCTCACTGGAGAGCTTCAAAGACCGACGGTGAATACTCTGCAAGCTCATACGGCACTTGCTCTTTCACGCCTGATGAAGCTGCTGAAGACTTTGTGGCCTTTGAAGATCTGACCGAAGAAATCGTGCTGGGCTGGGTTCAGGCGACGATGGACGTTGAAGCTCTTGAAGCGATCTTTGATGCCAATATTGAGTTGCAGAAAAATCCTGTGGATGCTTCTGGGTTGCCGTGGTAAATGATTGAGGTCATGGCTGCACTGGCCGTTGCTAACTCTGCTTTTAAAAGCGTCCAGACTCTTATGGGTCGGGGTGCTGAGCTTGAGCAGATGGCAGGGCAGTTAGGCAAATGGTACACGGCAGCTTCTGATATCAGGGCTGCTGGAGAGCTTCAAAAGCCCTCGGCGTTTCGGCGTCTGGTAAATTCTCAATCGGTTGAGACTGAGGCGTTAAATCAAATCATCGCCAAAAAGAAGTTACTGGAGCATGAGCGTGAGCTGCGGTCGATGATCGTGATGAGGTTTGGGGTCGCAGAGTATCAAGAGATGATGCAGATGCGTAAGGACATTCGCGCTGCTAGAGAGCGTGATCTATACGCCAAGATGCGATTGAAGCAAAACATAATCGACGCTGCGACAATCGGCGTGGGCGCGATGGTTTCCATTGCCATGATCGTTGCCTTTTTTACATTCATTACAGAGAGCGGTACTGCTGCATAGGTGTTTATATGGTCAACAACGGAAAAGACGTGGTGGATGTTGTTGCCGCATCAACAGCAGTTTTAACGCTGGCAGCGTGGCTTCCTCCAATGGCCAGCCTGTTTACAATAATCTGGATGGCCTTGCGAATTTACGAGTCCGACACTGTTCAAAAACCATTAGGCAAAAAATAAAATCCAAGGAGCGAGAATAATGATAATTATCGATGACAAGGAATATGATCCGGCAGAGATGACAGCGGAGCAGCAGCACTTGGTTGCCCAAATCGCCAACTGCAAAAACAAAACTCAAATTGCAACAATGGACATGCAAATTGCCCAGGTCGCAGAAAGTCAGTTTACCAACGCTCTGATCGCATCTGTTCAGTCGTCAGAGGTTACTGTCGATGAGCTAGACGGTTGAGTGTAATTGCTTCGTTAGTCGGGCCAGTTAGCGGATTACTTGGTAAATACGAAGAGAATCAGGCGCAGGAAGAATCCGCGCACTAGGAGATTTTGTGGCCACGATAAAAGAGACAATTGCCCGACTCGAAAAACATGAGGCTGAATGCACGATCAGGTACGAAAATATTGGCCGCAGGCTTGACGCAGGCAGTAAGCGATTCGACAAGTTAGAGGCCATGCTCTGGGGCATCTACCCCACAATCATAGCGGTTTTTGCCGTATCGAAGTGGATGGGATAATGTTAGATAAGCTGATTGGACCAGTCGCCGGACTCCTTGGTAAATTTATCCAGGATAAAGACCAGGCTAATGCCCTGGCCTACGAAATTTCGACCCTGGCGTCCAAGCAGGCATTAGAAATTAACAAGGCGCAGTTAGCTGTCAACGCTGTGGAAGCTGCCCACAAAAGCCTTTTTGTCGCTGGATGGCGACCATTTATCGGTTGGACTTGCGGAATTGGCCTGCTTTATAACGTGCTCATAGCCCAGTTGCTCGGTATATGGTTCGACGTTCCCCAAGTAGATCCATCTCTTCTTACCCCCGTCCTCACTGGGATGCTCGGCATGGCCGCCATGCGCTCCTACGAGAAGACTAAGGGCGTTCAACGAGAGAAGTAATGCTAACGGAAATAATGGCCGCCAATTTTGTTTTTTAAAATGTTTGGAGTAATTGAGTAGGTGCGGCTATACCAGGCGATCAATCGTGTGTACAATCTTGTTAAATATTGCATAAAGAAGCAGGCTATGAAAACAGGTGTCGAGGGCGTTGCCCTCATAAGAAAATTTGAGGGCTGTGAGCTTGAGGCTTATCAGTGCTCAGCCAACGTATGGACTATTGGTTACGGCCACACATACAAGGTTGAAGAAGGTGACGCCTGCAGCCAAGAAGATGCCGACAGAATGCTGGCAGAAGACCTGGAAGAGTTTGAAGGTTACGTTAAAGAGGCTGTAAAGGTTCCGCTCAAACAAAATGAATTTGATGCCCTGGTTGCGTGGACTTATAACCTTGGTCCCAGTAATCTTCGATCATCAACAATGCTTAAGAGATTGAACGACAGCACTTTCGATGAAGTACCATCTGAAATGCGCCGATGGAACAAGGCTGGCGGCGAGGTTGTCAACGGCCTAGTACGCAGAAGAGAGGCTGAGGCGCTTTTATTCAAAAATGAAGATTGGAATCATGTCTGATCTCGCGCTAAAAGACTTCGACATTTTATCTGATGCAGAAAAAGCAGAGGCACTTGCCCTGCTTAAAAAATACGACGAGCTAGAAAAGCAAGACGATTGCCAGAACGACTTCATTAACTTTGTGAAGCACATGTGGCCAGAGTTTGTCGAGGGTCGGCATCACAAGATAATTGGCGAAAAATTCAACCGAATTGCTCAAGGTAAGCTGAAGCGATTAATTGTATGTCTGCCGCCCAGGCATACCAAATCTGAATTTGCCAGCACATACTTTCCGGCCTGGATGATGGGTCGGCGTGGCGATTTAAAGATCATCCAAACAACTCACACTGCTGAACTGGCGGTTCGATTTGGTCGTCGTGTTAGAAATATCATCGACTCCGATGACTATCAAGAAGTTTTCCCGAAGCTTAAGCTCCAGGCAGACAACAAGTCGGCTGGTCGCTGGACGACAACCGATGGCGGGGAGTCGTTCTATTCTGGTGTTGGCGGTGCAATCACGGGCCGTGGCGCCGATTTACTGATAATCGATGACCCGGTTTCTGAGCAGGACGCCCTGTCGTCAACCGCGATGGATTCCGTTTACGAGTGGTACACATCCGGCCCCCGGCAGCGTTTGCAGCCAGGGGGGATTATTGTCATCGTGATGACCCGCTGGTCCACTAAAGACTTGGTTGGAAAAGTGATCAAGAAGCAGGGAGAAGATCACGCCGACCAGTGGGAAATGATCGAATTTCCAGCGATCATGCCCGAGACGGAAGAGCCTCTCTGGCCAGAATATTGGAAGAAGGAGGAGCTTTTGAGCGTAAAAGCGTCTCTTCCTATAGCCAAGTGGAACAGCCAGTGGCTCCAGAACCCGACCGCCGAATCAGGATCAATCGTCAAGCGCGAGTGGTGGGAGGTCTGGGAGCGCGACTATGTACCCGCGTATTCATACGTCATCCAGTCGTATGACACCGCCTTCAGCAAGAAAGAAACTGCCGACTATTCGGCCATTACAACGTGGGGGGTTTTTACGCCCCAGACAGACGGCCCAGACTGCATCATTCTTTTAGATGCCAAGCGGTTCCGTGTCGATTTCCCAGAGCTTAAAAAGATTGCGATGGATGAATACAAATACTGGGAGCCTGACTGCGTGCTTATTGAGGCAAAAGCTTCCGGTACGCCTTTGACGCAAGAATTAAGGCGGATGGGAATACCTGTCACGGCCTATACACCAAGTCGTGGTCAGGATAAGATCGCAAGAATGAACAGTGTCGCTCCGCTATTTGAGTCGTCAATGGTCTGGGCGCCAGGCGATACTTTCGCCGAAGAAGTTATTGAGGAGATGGCGTCTTTTCCTTACGGCGATCACGATGACTTTTGTGACTCTGCTACAATGGCGCTTATGAGATTCAGGCAGGGCGGGTTTATTGCCCTGGAAAACGATTACCAAGACGAGGCTAAGTTATTACCTCGCAACAGACAGGTCTACTACTGATGGCTACAGAAAAAATGCTTGGGACGGAAGGCGACCCGGATATCATCCCTTTATCTCGGGAGATGTCAGTAACGCCAGAGCCTAGCCGAGAAGACATGATCAGGGACGCGGCTCAAATCTTGGTGTCTGAAGAGGATATCTTGATTGACGATGAGATCAACGCGGTCCCAGAAGAAATTCAGATACCGTTTGACTCAAACCTGGTTGATTTCCTTGATAAATCAGACCTTGGCAAGCTTGCTGATGACGTTTTGCAGTCGATTGATTCAGACAAAGAAAGCCGCTCTGACTGGGAGAAAACCTACGTTGAGGGCCTAAAATACCTGGGAATGAAGTTCGATGAGACCAGGACTCAACCTTTCCAGGGGTCTTCGGGCGTTATTCACCCTATCCTGGCCGAAAGCGTTACGCAGTTTCAGGCGCAAGCCTACAAGGAGCTTTTGCCAGCAAAAGGCCCTGTCAAGACTGAAATTATTGGTGCGAGGACTGCCGAAGTTGAGATGCAGGCTCAGAGAGTTGGCGAATTCATGAATTTTTACATCATGAACGTCATGAAAGAGTATGACCCAGAAATGGACATGCTGTTATTTTACCTGCCAATTGCCGGTTCTGCGTTCAAGAAGGTCTATTACGATCAATCAATGAGCCGAGCGGTTTCAAAGTTTATCGCCCCGGAGGATTTGATAGTGCCTTACGAGGCATCTGACATCCTTAGTGCTGAGCGTGTGACGCACGTTATTTCGATGAGCAAGAACGAAATTCGCAAGCAGCAGTTGAATGGGTTTTATGCAGATATTGAGCTGAAGGGTGACGCTTATACGGTCAATCGCAGCAACATTGAAGAACAAATCGACGAGATCGAGGGTCAGTCTCCAAGTTATTCAGAAAACCGAGACAGGACCGTATACGAAGTTCACACCATCTTGGATCTGCCTGGGTACGAAGATGTTGACGCTGAGGGCAATGAAACTGGCTTGAAACTGCCTTATATCGTGACGATCGACGAGCAGTCTCAGCAGGTCTTGGCGATCCGCAGAAACTACGTCGAGCAAGACGTTACCAAGCAGAAGGTCAATTATTTCGTCCAATACAAGTTCCTTCCTGGGTTGGGTTTCTACGGGCTAGGCTTGAGCCACATGATCGGCGGTCTTGCGAAGGCGTCAACGTCCATTCTCCGGCAGTTAATTGACGCCGGGACCATTGCAAACCTGCCTTCTGGCTTCAAGGCTAGGGGAATGCGAATTCGCGACGAAGACGAGCCTCTGCAGCCTGGCGAGTTTAGGGACATCGACACTACCGGCGGATCACTAAAAGAAAACCTAATACCCCTGCCTGTGAAAGAGCCTTCGAGCGTCTTGATGCAGCTTTTGGGTATGCTGATTGATTCTGGTAAGCGCTTTGCGAGCATTGCAGACACCAATGTCGGTGACGTTAATCAAGCAATGCCAGTAGGCACTACGGTCGCTCTGTTGGAGCGTGGAACCAAGGTGATGAGCGCTATCCACAAGCGCTTGCACTACGCGCAGAGGATTGAGTTCCAGCTCCTGGCTAAGGTTTTTGGAGAGTACCTGCCGCCGATGTATCCGTACCAGACCGGCAGCGGATCGCAAGAGGTTAAGCAGACCGATTTCGATGGTCGAGTCGATGTTATTCCGGTTTCGGATCCAAATATTTTCAGTCAATCTCAGCGGATTACGATGGCGCAAGAGCTGATGCAGCTCGTACAATCGAACCCTGAGATTCACGGGCCTAGCGGAATTTATGAAGCCTATCGCAGGATGTATGCAGCCCTTGGCGTTGATGATATTGATAGCCTGCTGCAGCCTCCGCCGCAACCGCCGGTTCCGGCCCCTATAGATGCAGGGACCGAGAATAGCGGACTTATGATGATTCAGCCTCAGCAGGCGTTTGAGCCTCAAAATCATCAGGCTCACGTCGATGCTCACCGGTCATTATTCTTGACCGAGGTGGTAAAGACAACGCCACAGCTACAGTCTCTGATTATTGCGCACTGTATGCAGCACCTGCAGTTTATGTCTACTCAGATGGCAAAGGAGCAGATGCCTCCACAGATTCAGCAGCAGATTCAGCAGCTTGAGCAGCAGATGGCTCAGGTGCCACCGGACCAGCAGCCTCAAGTCGTCAGTCAAATTCAGATGATTACTGAGAGCTTCGCATCGCCAATAATGGCGCAGTTGACGCAAGAATTCTTGATGTCGATAGGCCAGGGCAACGAAGAAGATCCGCTGGTTCAGATACGGCAAAAAGAACTCGAATTGAGGGAGCAAGAACTCAACGCTGACCAGAGTCAGTTTGAAGACAAGCAGGCTCAAAGAGGTGAAGAAAAGCTGCTTGATTCTCGAATAGCCAAGCAAAGAATTGGCACTCAAAAAGAGGTTGCAGACGACAAGCTTGACATGGCAGTGCGAAGACTTGAGCAGCAGGCTGAGTTAAAGCTGCTTGAATTACAGGCAAAATTTGGAGGTATAAGATGACAACCAGTTATATTCTTGAGCGGCAAGCAGAGCTTCGCAAGAACAAAGCCTTGATGCGTGCCGCAGAACGGGCGGAAGCCGAAATGGTTGCAGAGAAGAAAAGGCTTGGGCAGGCAGCGGATGTGGCAAGGCTTGAAGGGAAGCTTAATACGTTTAAGAATAGTTCGGTTTCAGTGACGATTCAGGCTCCAGATCCGGTTATACCTAAGACGTTTGAAAAAAATCGAGAAAAAAAACCGAAAGCAAAGATTTCTTTTAAAAAGAAGCCTGTAAGTCAGGAGACAGATGATGCCTCTAAATAAAGGTATTGATCAAAAAACCATCAGCAGGAATATTAGTATGCTTAAAAAAGAAGGTAAGCCACAGGATCAGGCCGTCGCTATTGCGATGAAGACATCAAAGGGCATGAAGGGCGGCGGTTCCGTTTCTAAGGGCCAGTTGAAAGTTAAGGTCAAGAAGATGCGCACCAGGGGCACTGGCGCGGCAACTAAGGGCCTTGATTATTACGAGCGCGTATGAGAGACGATGTTGATTTAGCCTCTGCGGTAAAGCGCATGATCGAGGATCGGAGAAGTTTGATCGTTGAAACTATGTGCGAAGGTATGCTCAAAAATATGGAACATTATAAAAGTTTGCAAGGCGAGCTAACTGCGTTAAACTTGGTGGAACAATCCATTAAAGATTTTTATGCAAAAGGAGAGCGCTAGTGGCAAAACCGTCAATTGAATCGGCATTTATTCAAAAGGATGATCTAGTATTAGATCCGTCCTTGCTGAGTAAGACTGTGGTGGAGCGGATGCCTACCCCTAGCGGGTGGCGAATGCTTGTTATTCCCTATATCGGGAAACGAACAAGCAAGGGCGGCATTCATCTAACCAAAGAAACTGTGGACCGAGAATCACTTGCAACGGTCGTTGCGTATGTGGTTAAGAAGGGCGCCCTCTGTTATTCGGACAAAGAAAAGTACGGCAAAAAACCTTGGTGCGAAGAAGGTGACTGGGTGTTAATTGGCCGTTATGCAGGCGCTCGCTTTAAGCTTGAAGAGGGCGACGAGGTACGCATAATCAATGACGATGAGGTCATTGGAACGATCTTAAATCCAGATGATATAGTGAGTAGCTGGCGATGACAGTAGAAAATTCAAATTCGGTAGAAGAAGACATTGAAGTTCAGATTGTTCCAGATCCGCCAGAAGGCCAAGAGGCTGGTTCTGTCAGCAATGAAGATGAGCTTGAGCGATACACTAAATCGGTTAGCAAGCGAATTAACAAGCTTAACCAAAAGACCAAGCAGGCTGAAGATCGCGCTCAGTACCTTGAGTCTGTTGCGTTGCAGAAAGATCAGGAGATTGACGCCTACAGAAAGAATTCTGTCGTTCAGCAGGCGACCGTTTTGCAGAAGGAGCAAGAGGCTCTTTTGTCGAAGGAAAGCCAGGTAGATGATATTTATCGAAAAGCTATTCGATCTGGTGACGCTGACCTGATATCTAAAGCGGATACTCTGAAGACCGAAATCGCTATTCAAAAAGAAAAGCTTCGTGCTGCGCAGTCAGAGCAGTCTCGATACGTTGATCAGCAGTCAGGATCTCGGGAAAACTACCAGGCATACCAATCCCAGCCTCAGCAGCAGGTTCAGCAGGAAATAAAACCTACGAGCGAAGCATTGGGCTGGCATGAGCAAAACAAGTGGTATGGCGACTCTGAGAACGAAGAAAATCTTCAGGCGACTCAGTTTGCATACTTCACTCATTTTAATCTCATCAATGAGGGGTTTGAACCAGACTCCGAAGAGTATTACAATGAATTGGACACAAGAGTTTTTCGCATCTACCCGACATTACAGGGCGATGCGATAGCCGGAAAAAAGGAAGTCAGACCCGCTGTGCAAAGAGTCGCTTCCGCCAGTTCTGCTGGACGGCAACAAACACAGGGCAGCAAGCGTGGCGTTAAATTTACTCAGTCGGAGCTTCAACGCCTCCGTGGTTTGAAGCCGCACAACATGAGCGAAGAAGCTTGGCTCAAGCGTGTGGCGTCAGAAAAGCAAAAAATTGCTCAAAGGGAGGCAAGATAATGACAGATGTAACTAAGACCCGCGCTTCGCGTGATTCCGAGACACACGATAAAAAGACTCGACGACGACCGTGGCGACCAGTGAGGAAGCTTGAGACTCCTCCAGCACCCCCCGGATACACCTATCGGTGGATCCGAGAGTCAATGCTTGGACAAGAGGATCGGGCGAACGTAAGCCGAAGGATACGCGAAGGTTGGGAGCTGGTTAACGGTTCTGACCTTCCGCCAGAGTGGGAACTACCCACGATGGATGCCGGAAAGCACGCTGGAGTCATATACAACGAGGGATTATTGTTGGCGAAAATTCCAAACGAAACGATTGACGAACGCAACGCATACTACAATGCGAAGAATCAGGCGGCTCGCGATGCATTGGATAACACAATGTTCAACGAAAGCCGTGGCGACAGTCGTTATGTGAAGTATGATCCCCAGCGAGACTCCCAAGTAACATTTGGTAGACGCTAAGTCTCAAGGAGATAAAAATGGCTAATAAAGATGCCGCTTTTGGAATGAAACCTGTTCGGATGATCGGCGGAGCACCTTATACTGGTGGTCAAAGTCGCTATCGCATTGCTGCGAATTATGATACGAGCATTTTTCAAGGTGACATGGTTACTCAGGTAACCGGTGGGCACATTGCCCTTCATGCTGACGGTGGCACTGTGCCTATCGTTGGTGTATTTAATGGTTGTCAGTACACAGACCCCACCTCTGGTGAGCAAGTGTACAAGAACTACTATCCAGCCAATACGAACGCTTCGGACCTCATCGCTTTTGTGGTGGATGATCCTATGGTCGTGTTTGAGATTCAGGCCGCGATAGCTTTCCCGATTGCTGATTTGTTTGGTAACTTCGATATCGTTTACACTACTGCAGGCTCTACCCTATCTGGTGTTTCTGGGGCTGAACTGCAAGTAACTGACGGCGGAACAGCTACGACGCTGCCAGTAAAGGCGATTGATATTTCTGAAGACCCAACAAATTCAGATGTGGCGTCGGCACATACAAACGTGTTGGTCGTAATCGAAAACCATGTCTACGGCGTCAAAGGCGCTGGATTAGCATAAGGAGAGTAAATAATGGCTATTTCAAGAGCACAACTAGCGAAAGAACTAGAGCCGGGCCTGAACTCCCTGTTCGGCATGAGTTATGACTCCTACGATCGTGAATATGAAGATATTTACGCAATCGAAGACTCGCAGAGAGCCTTCGAGGAAGAGGTTCTCATCACCGGCTTTGGTTCAGCCCCAACTAAGACTGAAGGTCAGAGCGTTGTTTTTGACAATGCTGGCGAAAGCTATTCTGCACGCTACACTCATGAGACAATCGCCTTGGCGTTTGCGCTTACCGAGGAAGCCGTAGAAGACAACCTTTACGATAGCTTGGGCAAAAGGTACGTTAAGGCGCTTGCACGATCTATGAGTAACACGAAGGAAGTTAAAGGCGCTGATGTGCTTAATAACGCTTTCTCCAGTACTTATACTGGCGGCGATGGCGTTTCTTTGATCAACACAATCCACCCGCTAGCTGGTGGCGGTACTGCCGCTAACCGAGCAGCGACTATGGCTGACTTGAACGAAACTTCGTTGGAAGATGCGCTGATAGATATCAGTACATTCACTGACGACCGAGGACTGACCATTTCGGTTCAGGCGACTAAGTTAGTCGTACCACCTCAACTGGTTTTCGTGGCTGACCGAATTTTGAATTCGGACAAGCGATCTGGGACTGCCGACAACGATATCAACGCGATTAAGAACACTGGCGTTCTGCCTGGTGGTTACACTGTTAACCATTACCTGAACGATCCAGACGCCTTCTTCCTGTTGACATCCGTTACCGACCAGGGTGAAGGTCTCAAGATGTTCCAGCGTTCTTCGATGGAAACTTCTATGGAACCTGACTTCTCAACCGGCAACATCCGTTACAAGGCGCGTGAGCGTTATAGTTTCGGTTGGTCAGACTGGCGTGGAATCTACGGTTCACAAGGCGCGTAGATACTAAGCAATAAAAAAGGGGGCTACGCCCCCTTTTTTTCGTCGTCATCTAGGTCTATGATGTCAGGATCTTTCTGACAGTTTTATCTGACAATTGCCAAGACAGGAGATTTATCATGGCTAACACTACTTTCTCAGGCCCTATTAAGGCCGGAACAATCAAAAATACCACTGGAACCACTGTAGGCACTGACAAGGCCAATGTTGGTTTCGTACTCATGGCACAAAGCGGAAGCGTTGTTTTCGGTGACGATAGCGCTGAAACCATTGTTGCTACTCTTCCAGCAAACAGCCAAATTTTTCAAATCACAGTAGACGTAACGACTGCGTTTGATGCTGGCACAACCAACACATTTGACCTCGGCGACGGATCAACCGTGAATGAGTATGCAGATGCACTGGACGTAAGTGCTCAGGCTCGTGTTTTGGCCACATCGGACGTTTCTCAAATTGGGAACCTAGTCGATATTGGCACAAGCGACGTTGACGTGACTGTGACTTATAACCAGACGGGTACTGCGGCCACAGCAGGTGCGGCGACAGTTACTGTGCTTTATGTACAAAACCGCAACCTCTCGTAAGGGGGTAATTCCATGGACAGTTTATCTCAAGTTTTTCAGGGGCACCGGCATGATAGCGGCTTTGTCGCTCTCGGTCGTCATCGCCTGAAAGAGTTTAGTATTATAGGTACGGCCTCTGCGGGAACCTTCGTAGTGTTTGATACTGATACGGTTCCAGAAACAGGGACTTATGCTCAGTCTGGGACGACAATCACGGTCACTGATACAGGCCATGGTTTGTCTACGGGTGATGTTGTTGGGATCAATTTTGCTGTAGGGACAGGCGGAACCGGACAATCGGGTAATTATCCGATTACTGTGACGACCGCCAATGACTTTACGGTAGAGATGCTGAACTCCGACACCATTACAGGCACCCCAGCTTGTCAATATGTCGCAAACAGCGGCTCTACTCAAAAAACGCCAAAGCGTTGGGTAATATCAAAGCATACTGCCGCCGCAGACACTTTTGCCAATGTGTTTCAGATCCCTAATAGTGGCTTTTTTGTCACAAACGGCGTCTATTTCTTGATGACAAACCTTACCGAAGCAGATGTGTTTTTTGAGTAATTATGGCTGACACTAAGGATGTAAATCGAACTGAAGGCGGACGGCTCACCTACCGAGGTGAGTCTTTCTCCGGCTTTAATAAACCTAAAAGGACTTCTGGCGGCAATAAGAAGTTCGCGGTTCTTGCTCGCCAAGGCGATCAAGTTAAGCTGGTTCGTTTCGGTGATCCAAACATGACAATCAAAAAAAACATACCAGAACGAAGAGCCAGTTTTCGTGCTCGCCATAAGTGCTCAACGGCGAAGGACAAACTCACGCCTCGATACTGGTCTTGCAAGGCATGGTGATATAAATGGCAGAACCCACTAATTTAAGTCGATCTCAAGACGAATATGGAAGCTCAGTTTCTCCCTATGCGGCCTTGAGCGATTACCTAATGCAGCAGCCGGTTTATGACCGTGGCCCAAGAGAGGCTCCTGCTACGCCAACAATGCGCCAGGTTCAGGTTGACGGACCTACGACAGAGAATCTTCTTTCCGATCAATACAGCAAGATCATGGCCGACCAAAAGGTTGCAGATGCAGCGTCCAGGGATGCTACTAAGACAGAAATTGAAAACCTGCAGAAGCTTTTAAGAGAAGAATTATCGACATCTGAAGACGCTGCCTCGTCGCAGCGTTCAGACATGACAACTGCGCTTGAGGGCAGAATTAACGAACTTCGAGCAGGTGTTGACACAAGCACAGAGGCTTTGCGGCAGCAAGGTATTGACGAAAGGTCTGCGATTACAACCGAGCAGCAGCGCATATCCGACATGGTTCAGTCGAATATTGACAAAACCACCGCCGATTTGTCGGCTCAAGAGGCGAGAGTTAGGGAGGCACAAGCGGCAGCTATTGGTAGCCTGGAGGACCGTCAAGGCTCTCTTATTGGCGATATAAACACCAGAATTGGAGATCTTGGCGCCTCTTTAAACGACACTACCGCTAAAATTAATAGTGAACTCGACTCGCGAGACGCGGCCCTTACTGGCACTCAAAAGAGCGCGGCGGAGGCTGCTCAACAGCAAATTGATGCGGTTAAAGGCGACCTGGCTACTATTCAGAGCGATATTAGCGCGGAAAACTCAGCTCAGTTGCAGGCTTTGCGAGGCGAGAGAGAGACCTTGCTTGGCAACATTGAGGCCAATGTCCAAAGCTTGAAGGACAACATTGCAGGGCTGCCAATTGACAGCTTGCAGGCTCAGATTGAAACTTTGCGGGGCGAAACGGAGAGCCTCAAGGGCACCGCCAGCGATGAGCGGAAAAACTTGTTTGCGCAGATGGAAGCGCTTCGAGATGGCGCTTTATCAAACGATCAGGTCAATTCTTCAATATCCAAGGCCATAGAAGATGGCACCTTGTCGCCCGATCAAATCAATACAGCCATCGAGGCTTTGAAGCTAGATGTTGAAGGTAAAATCGGTGGAATGGCGTCAGCGCAGAGCCTAAGCCAGTTGCAAGAGGCAGTCTCTGGAGCTACAGCCGCGAACACTAGCCTCGGGCTTGACATAGAAACGATGCGAAAGGCTTTGGATGGAACGGCAACAAAGGAAGAGCTTGCGTTAATTCAAGAATCATTGAGCAAGTCTACCGGCAGCTTCGATGATCGGTTTGCAGAGCTTCAAAAGCAAATGCTTAATCCAGAGGACATTGCGAAGCAACGCGCCGATGCTATTGCTGCAGCTATGAACCCGCTTGCAGCTCAGCAGCAAGAGGCTATTGCTGCAGCTATGAACCCGCTTGCAGCTCAACGGCAAGAGGCTATTGCTGCAGCTATGAACCCGCTTGCAGCTCAACGGCAAGAGGCTATAACTGGCGCGATTAATCCTATTCAG